GTCATATTCTGAAGGAAGTTCGGGTGCTTGCGTTGCACCTTGTCCATTTCAATAGCCAAGAATGGCCCGTAATAGACAATCAGGGGAGAAGATTCATCTTCCCCCCACTCAGGAACCTCAATAGTGCGGCGGTCAGCATCCTGACGCGCTGCGATACGTTTAGCTAAACTCATAACTCCCCTTTCTTAATTCCAATTACGAAGCTGTGCCAAGCGTCAAAGCGCCATTGCCTTGGAAGCTGAAGCTCGCTTCAACCAAGCCATCAAATGACGAATTGATCGTCAGGCCGGTAATGATGACAGAGCCGGTGTAATACTTGTCACCAGTGGTAGCGCCTTCAGGATATACGTTCAGGGTAACTTCAGCACCCTCAACCATCGCACCCTGACCAGTCGTGTCAGTTTCGTCCCAGAAACAATCCAGAGAACCAGACCAGCCCTTCAGCGTGGTTTTGTAAGTCCTCCAGCTATCCCCCATGCTTGAGTCCTCCGCGGTATCAGCCGTGGTAGCGATAGAGAACGAACGAATTTCAGCGACAGTGTTCGCGCCAACTTTGACGGTTCCTTCGCTGCCAGTATGCGTAGCCATTATTCAACCTCCTCAGAATCAATAGAATCAACCGTCTCAGTGACCGTTTCAACGGGATGCCAACCCTTCTCCGCAAAGGCGGCAAGGTCGCAATCTGGAACCCGGATAGGCTCCTTAGCGTCCTTATGATGAACTGTTACCATCTTCATCGTGCCGTCTCCACAGAGTTGATCGCAGTGACGTAATTCACCGCATAAACAAGCCGCGCTGAGGAGATTGGCTTCTCACCATCGGTGACAATGTCAACCTCCGTGCTGGTTAATATACAAGACTTTGCCAATCCATTCAATTGGAAGTCATTTCCTATTGCTTGCTCGACACTAACGCATAGCGAGTCGATGGTATTCTGAATTGTTGTGCTAGTTCCCGTGCAAAGAATATGCACCGCGCAGTTAATCGTGCGGTTCAATGTACGGTTACCAATCGTCATCAGCGCCGAGCCTTCATCCATTGTATATACAAGGATGGCTGGCAACTTAGAGTCGTCCAGAGCGTAACGCCGCATTTTGAACACATTGTTGCCAACCGTCGGCAAGCCGGTCAGAATCGTTGCAATGCGATCACGGATTTGCTGGCGAACGTGAGACATCAGTTGCGCTCCATAACCAGCGTTGTGACACCAAGGCCGTCAGTGGCAACCACGCGCACGGTATAGGTCACATTGTTAATCTTAATTGTGTCACCTTCAGCAGCCGTAGGAATATCAACTGTTCGGCAAACGAATGAAGGCTTCGGCATGGTGACATCCATCATATCTGTTGCCGTGATGCTGGCGTGTGGATTGTCGAAGATGCCATTAACTTTAATCGGGCGCTTGTTGGTCTGAGTATAAACAGCCTCAGTCCCGAAATCATCGAGTTCGAAGAAGATAGAGAGGTCGTCGTTCGACTCAACGCCCATTATTGGATTTCCTGCCGCGTGGCGCGGACTTTGGTTCGCGGAACTCTACAGGCTCAACGCGATTTTCAATCACCGTCTCATCGTGCGGCACAGCCTTACCATAGGCCATCAGGGCTTTACCCTCATCAGCACGGACTTCCACAATGTCGCCAACCTTGCGGATAACGCCAGCAGCTACAGTGGACTTGATGATACGATACTTCATTTAACCTCCAAAGGCTTGGGGGTAGCCGACTTCCAAGCTACCCCCTCCCCCAGTCGTTACGCTGCGGGCGTACCCAGAGCAAACGAAACAGCGTGACGGACAGCCACATCGACGCTCTGGAGAGCAACAACGCGGACAGTACCAGTCGTGGACGCAGTGTACGGATCAACCGTCAGGTCCAGACCGCCCCACATACCGATCAAGCAGTCGCTGAAGTTACCAAACAGCAGGTAACCAGCAGTCGCTTGGTTCGACACAATGGTGCGATAGCCGTTCATCGTGCCATCGGGATCGACAGCGAAGATCGCCTGATTGTTGGCCTTAGCCGTCGTCTTCAGCGTACCATAGAGGCTTGCCGGAGCGATGTACGAAAGGTTGCCAAGCAGAGCGTTGTCTTCAGCGACGAGCGTTTCCAGACCAACGATTTCAGCCCAAGTCGGCGTAGCACCGGCAAAGCTGTCGGTGTTGATGCCAGAAGTGGCGTAGATGCCAGTCGGCTGACCCGAAAGACCAGTACCCTTCAGAGCGCCAGCGTCAATCGCCAGAGCCAGAGCCTGAGTCAGATCGTCACGCACCAGAGCTTCAATCGAAGGAGTCGATTGAAGGATGAGCTGACGGGTCATATCCGAGAAAGCACCAACCGTCTTCGGTGTCAGGCTGACAGTGCCGAAGGTCGGTTCCGACTCAGAAGCCGCACCACCTTCAGTGCTGATCCAGCCAGCCGACGAAGCAGCCGTCTTCTTGGGGATCGACACGTTGCCAACAAGACCCGGCATCATACGAGCGCCAGCTTGCATGACCGACGAAGCGTTACGGAGAACGTCGATGAAGTCACCAGCCATCAGGTTGGTGGCAACGATTTCGTTGTCATCCGAAGTGTTCAGGTCGCGCTTGCCCCAGTTACCGAGAACGTCGGCAGGAACCATAACGCCCTGTGCAGTCGTGCCATAAGCACGGGCAGCGGCTTCAGAGGCTTCCAGTTCGAAACGAGCAGCTTCCTGAGCAGCACGGTCAGTCGGATTAGCGAGAGCGCGGATGGCACGAACCACCGAGTACTCACGAACTTCCTTCTTGTTCAGACCGATTTCCTTGTTGTCGAGCGGCGTGTTGCCGATAACTTCAAGGAGTTCACCACGGAACTGGTCAACCGACTTGCCAGCAGCGATTGCTGCACCAGCGAGATCGGAACGGTTGTGACGCTGACCCAGCTTCACAATTTCAGCGGCATTGTCGGAGGCAGCTTTGGCGGCTTCCGCACGAACCGCATCAAGGTTAACTTCAGACATAGTATTGTCCTTCTTAACTGATGGTTCAACTTTAGGTTCGGGTTCGGGAGCAACCGTGCTGCGCCCCACGCCAACTGACGGGTCGGCAGGGATTGAAACAACGGAAACTTCCATAGGGGACCAAGACTTGACGCGATAAGCATTCTTATCGTTCGCATCCCGCTCCATTTTGTTCACGCGGTAGCCGACGCTGACGTTGCCACGGATACCGTCGAGAACATCCTGATACACCTCTTGGGCGAGTGCGGATCGACCGAAACGCACTTTTGACCGCAATACACGGTCCCCATCAAGGCTCACAGATTCGATAACACCAATTTGCTTCTCAGGATCGTGGTCCAGAAGCAGCGGTGCGCGGCCAGAACGAAGGAACTCAAGATCAATTGAGTCTCCGCTATGGTCCAGAATTTCCTTGCCGAAGCTACGCTCCACGGGAAGCTCAGAAGATACAGCGATGTAAACCGAGCGGGTTTTGTCATCGATTACCTTCGCATCCATCGCATTTGCACGATGAATGATCTCCGCAACGCCCTTACGGTCAAGAGCATCAGCAATCTCAACAGCCGTATCAACGTCTTCGACGCTTACTTCAGGCTGATCTTCTTCCATCGGAGCATCGGAAGTATCGATTTCGATCTCGACCTTCACAGTTGCCCGTGTTTCAAACTCTTCATCAGCCATTTCACGTTCTCCAGTGGCTTCTTCATTGCTGTGCATCTACGCCTCCATCCTGCGGAGCTACGCCTTTAGCAGCTTCATTACCACCAAACGGCTCAAATGCCAATGTAAGGCCATATCCTTCAGCAAGCTGCTTATCACGCTGCCAAGTGCTGTAGACCTCATCAATGTCACGGCCATCCTGTGCGGCAATTTCGGACGGCGTAAGCAAGCCGTTCTGCATACCGGCAACAGCCGCGTTCATTTCCTTCAGCGGATCAATCCAGCTAAAGCCACGGGCGCGGAAGATGGTCGCCTGATAGAACTTATCGAACTTTGTCACAGGGATGTTAATGAAGCCAAACTCCATCACATGACGCAGCCATGCAGCGTAGATCGGGTGAGCGAGATGGTCGATAAGGAACTTCTGCTCAACGCGGTAGAAGTCACGCTCTTCCAATGCACCCTGACGGATGGACGAATAGCTTGTGCCTTCAAGGTCGCCCGACAAGCTAGAGTAGCTAACACCAAGACCAGATGCGATGCCACGCAGGATTGCCTTCTGGAACTCAGAGAATGCCGTCGAAGGATGGTTAGGACTCCACTCTTCCACGCTAACGCCCTTCGGCAATTGGTGGAACGAGCCGGGTTCGGCATCCATAATAGGAACATTCTGGTCGTAATCGTCTGCGTTAAAGTCGTCGCCAGTGTCAGATGTAAAGAAACCCATCTTAGACGCAGACAAGCGGCTTGCAACCAACTCCGCCTCACGGTGGCCGTTCATCATCTTGATGGCGGTCATAACCGGCGCAAAAGCAGTCTCGCCACGGGTTTGGCCGGCGCGAGTAGGCTTGTAGAAGTGCAGGATTTGTTCGGCAGGAACGCGGACGCTAACCGATTGATTTAGCGTGGTAAAGTCGAAGTCGCCCGGATGCGACTGACGTACCCAATAAGCGACAGGGCGGCGATAGCGGTCCAACTCCACACCCATGCGGATGTCATTACCGTTCGGCAGCTTCTGGTTCTTTTGCTCATCAATCAGATCAGCTTCGATAGGATTAAGTGCAATACCATACTTAAAGCTATTACCGCGCACAATCTGGATAAATGCTTCGCCATCGCGCTTCATCGCCTCTTCGCAGTATTG